GTTACAACCACGAGACCATTGCTCTCGGCTTCTCCATCACGGAAGAGGCGGTTGAAGACAACCTGTACGATTCGCTGTCCAAGCGATATACCAAGGCGCTCGCCCGAGCGATGGCGTACACGAAGCAGGTCAAGGCGGCTTCGGTCCTGAACAACGGCTTCTCAACTGCCTATCCGGGCGGTGACGGCGCTGCGCTGTTCTCGGCTGTACACCCGCTTGTTTCCGGCGGCTCAAACAGCAACCGTCTGACGGCCTCTGACCTCAACGAGACTTCGCTTGAGGCTGCGGTTATTCAGATCGCTGGTTGGACCGACGAGCGTGGACTCTTGATCGCGGCGAAGCCTCGCAAGCTCATCGTGCCCCCGGCATTGATGTTCACTGCAAAGCGACTCCTCGATACGGAACTCCGCGTTGCCACCGCTGACAACGACATCAACGCGTTGAAGGCGATGGGATCGATTCCGGAAGGCTATACGGTCAACCACTTCTTGACTGACACGAACGCTTGGTTCCTTACGACCGACGTTCCGAACGGCATGAAGCACTTTGTCCGTACTCCGCTCCAGAATTCAATGGACGGAGATTTCGATACCGGCAACGTTAGATATAAGAGCCGCGAGCGCTACAGCTTCGGATGGTCTGATCCTCTGGGCATGTTCGGTTCGCCGGGTTCGTCCTGATAAATCAGTATCTTACGCTGATTTGGGAGGGGGGCTTCGGCCCCCCTTCTTTTTGTCTTGACGATTTAAAAAGCATCGTATATCTTCTACCCGTATCGTAATACGGAGTTAGAAATGGATACTTCAACGCTGCCTAAATCCCGTGCCGAGGCTAAGGCCACAGGTGCAAAGTACTACTTCACGGGAGAGCCGTGTAAGCACGGTCATATCGCCCCACGCAAGACCAAAGGGGCTTGTGTGGAATGCCTGAAGATTGAATGGGAAAAGGGCAATACAACCCGTGCCGAATACTTCCGACAATACAACCAGTCAGACGCTGGGCAAAAAGCTAAACAGGAGTACTACAAACGCAACCGTAACCAAGTGATTGCACGAGCGCAGGCTCGATCCGCTGAAACGGTACGAATCTACAAAGACAAACACAAAGCAAAAAATCCGGATTTGTATCGGGCGTACGTTAGTTTTCGTCGTCGGCGGTTTAGAGATGCAACTCCTAAATGGCTTACCAAAGAAGACAAACGTGCCATTCGCCAGCTTTATATCGACGCTATGACTGTAAGCCGTATTACCGGAGTTCAGTATGTTGTGGATCATGACATCCCACTTTTGGGTGAGACTGTATCGGGGTTGCATGTCCCGACTAATTTAAAAATCATGACCCGCGAAGAGAACCTAAAGAAGTCCAACAAACTCGTTGACACCCCCTAAATCACAGCGTATACAGAGTCATCGGGAAAAATCCGTCTACCAGACAGCCCCGACTGACGACATGCAGACTGGTGGACACGACTCGCATGTGAGGTATTTTCAATGGCTAGAACTACGTTCAGTGGTCCGGTTAAGTCGGACAATGGCTTCGAGGGCGACATCTCCGCAACGATTGGCACGGTTGCTACTTTGGCCTGCACGACGCTTGTTATTGGAAGCAGCATTCTGACGACGGGCAGCGTGGCTTCGGGCGTTGTCGGTACGGATCAGAAGGGCTACCTTCCGGTCAAGATCGGCGCGACGACCAAGTACATCCCGCTGTACACGACCCTGACTCTGTAATTTCACGGGGGGCGCTAAGCCCCCTTAACCCATTACAGGAGATTAGGCATGTCGATGCAATTTGATGTTTGGGCGGTCAATCCCGGCCAGTCCAACGCGACGTTTTTTGCTACTAACGTGACAACTTCGGGCACGGTGACGCTTGCTGCCAATCAGATTGGTAACAACGGTACGGGCTACAAGGTCGCTGCGGCCTCTGTTGCCGATGATTCCAGCCTGACGATTACTGTGACCGGTGTCCCGGTCGGTCGGCTTGATGGTGGCACGGTGACGGAGAGTTTCTTGGGAGGCAGTGCAGGTATTGCCTACTCGACCAACTACTACACCACGGTGTCGGCCATTTCGGTGGATAAAATCCCGGCTGGTTCGCTAGCGATTGGGTTTGGCGGTGATCTTGCGCTGCCTCGTACGCGTATCAAGTCGGTGTACTTCGTGGCTGGTGGGGCTTCGGGCAACATTACCTTTACCTCGCAGATGGCTAGCACGGTCATTCTAAGTCTCGTAACGCCTTCGGCTACGTTGGCGAGTGTGGCCTTTGTGCCGCCGGACGGTATCTTGACCACGAAGAACACGGTGAATGACTTCTGTGTTGTCACGACCTCCAACACGGGTGGCGTGACGATTTTCTGCGGGTGACGTATGGCGAAGACTCCTGCGTGGCAGCGTAAGGAAGGAAAAAATCCTGCTGGCGGTTTGAATGCCAAAGGCAGGGCTTCCTATAACCGTGCCAATCCCGGTAAGCCGGGTCTAAAACGCCCTCAACCCGAAGGTGGACCTCGTAAGAAATCATTCTGTGCCCGAATGACCGGAATGAAGAAAAAGCTGACGAGTGCTAAGACGGCACGTGATCCGAACTCGCGGATTAATAAGTCGCTCCGTGCGTGGAACTGCTAATGCCTAGTAAATCCGGCAAACAACACCGTTTGATGGCGCTCGTTGCTAACGACCCCAAGGCTGCTAAGCGTTTGGGCATTCCCCAATCCGTAGGTGAAAAATTTATGAAAGCCGATAAAGGCCGGAAGTTTAATTCTGGCGGTCCTGCTAAAGAACGTAAGGACAAAGACAGAGACGAACTGACCGAGGCGGAAGAAAACGAACTTAAGGTTGCCGAGTTCCTAAACCAGCCTGATTACGAAACGGGTGGACCAAAGCGCCGGTATCGTGCGGGCAAGGTAAAGCGGTATGAGGACGAAGGCCAGCCGCATAGTCCGGGCGCTAAGGTTGTTGAAAAGAGGAGGTCTGGCGGTTCGGTATCGTCGGCTTCTAGGCGTGCTGATGGCATTGCTGCCAAAGGCAAAACTCGTTGCAAAATTGTTTAGGAGATTGAAATGAAGCGTGTTACGAAATTTGGCATCAGCCAAGGTAAAGTTAAGAAGATGGCTAGGGGCGGTCTCCCTGCAGACCGATATTCCGGTTATGGAAGCGGGTCGCTTAATTTAAATAAGGCCGCTGTTAATCGCGGTTTGACGGGCCTTAAGAATGCGGGTATGGCAGCTCTTACTTTTTCTCCTTACACGGGCGCTAAGGCGCTTAAAGGTGGAATGATGGCTAAGGCTGCGTATGACGCTCTTGATCAGCAGTCCCGTGCTTCTGAAGAAGCAACGAAGAACGAACAGCAAGGCCCTACTGCAAAAGCTCGTGGTGGCAAGATCAAGTCGAAGATGTCTAAGTACGCTTCGGGTGGTCAGGCTAAGCCGTCTATGAAGCCGGGCAGATCAAAGTTTGCTGCGGGTGGTTCAGTTGGCGGTTCATACCGCAAACAGGCTGATGGTATTGCTCATAAGGGCAAGACTCGCGGCAAGATGGTCAAGATGGCTTACGGCGGTAAGTGCTAATGAAGAGACGCCGGTATTTTTCAGCAGGCGGGGTTCCTACGACTGGTGGGGATTATTCGTCTTCTGCTCAATACCCGTTTCCAGCATCATCTGGCGGCGGTGGCGCACCTGCGTCAACTACGAACACTACCGTTAACGTCAACGGTCAGGAAGTTTCTGCTGAACAAGAAATCAACCCGTTTGGTCTTGTGACTCAGCAGATTGATGAAGGTGCGCCCGGTATGCGTAGGGGCGGTAAGGTAAAAGCCAAACCTAAGCGTGCTCGTGGTGATGGCATAGCCGAGCGTGGTAGGACTCGCGGGAGATTCGTTCGATGATGCCTTCCCGTGGCATGGGTGTAATTGCTCCTAAAAAGATACCTCGTGCGAAACGGCGCGGGGATTCTAAGCCTGTTATTGGCACGGGTAAGCCGATTAAGACCTACGCCAAGGGCGGGACTGCAAAAGATGACTACACTCAATACAACGCCCGTATCTTGAAGGCTTTGATTAAAAGGTATGGCGACGAAAATACCGCTAGAGAGATGATGCGGACGATGGGTGGCGGCGAGCTTCTCAAGGTCATGAGAGAAGAAGAGTCGTCTTACGCCAAAGGCGGCAAGGTTAAAAGCAAGGTCAACGAAGCCGGTAACTACACGAAGCCGGGTATGCGTAAAGCCTTGTTTGAGTCGATCAAAGGACGGGCTGTGCAGGGTACTGGTGCGGGGCAGTGGAGTGCGCGTAAGGCACAGTTATTGGCTAAGCAGTACAAGGCTAAAGGCGGCGGGTATAAATCATGAAGGCTCCTCAACAATCGTTGAAGGCTTGGACGCAGCAGAAATGGAGAACGAAAAGTGGTAAACGATCTAGTGACACGGGTGAAAGATATCTTCCAGAAGCTGCGATCAAAGCTCTCAGCCCTAGTGAGTATGCCCGTACCACCGCCGCCAAACGTAAAGGTAAAGCGCAAGGCAAGCAGTTTGTCTCGCAGCCGAAAGGTATCAAAGCCAAAGTAAGGCCGTATAGACGGCAGGGAATGTAATGGCCGATAAAACTACAGCAACGACAGACTTCAACCTCGACCTCAATACGATTATTGAGGAAGCCTTCGAGCGTTGTGGTGCTGAACTGCGTACGGGTTACGATTTTCGTACCTCGCGGCGTAGCCTTGCTTTGTTGCTAATGGACTGGGCCAATCGAGGCATCAACCTCTGGACGCTGGAAACGGGTACGCACACGCTGTCCTACAACGTTGGGACTTATGATCTTCCTGCCGACACGGTTGATTTGCTGGATCACGTCATTCGCACAGGGTCGGGCACGAACCAGCAGGACATCAACATCACCCGTATCTCATCCAGCACATACGTAGCGATCCCGAACAAAAATGCGACGGGGCGTCCGATTCAGATTTGGATCAATCGTCGTACGGGTGCAACGGACTCGGCGGGTGCGGTGGTCTATCCGCAATTTACGGTATGGCCGAAGCCTGACAACAGCACAACTTGGACACTGTTCTATACCCGACTGCGCCGGATGTTTGATCCCGGTGTGGGCTCTAATGGGCAAGACATTCCGTTCCGTTTTCTACCCTGCCTCGTGGCGGGTCTAGCCTATTACTTGTCGATGAAGATACCGGGCGCGGATGTTCGGACACAGGTCTTGAAGGCTCAATACGACGAGGCGTGGGACTTGGCTGCGGGTGAAGACCGAGAAAAGGCTGCTGTGCGGTTTGTGCCGCGTGAGAGTTTCTTGGGTGGCTACTAATGCCGAACAGGTTTGCAAGTGGCAAACACGCGATTGCGGAGTGCGACCGGTGTGGATTCCGGTTCAAGTTGAAGCAACTGAAATCGCTTGTGATCAAAACCAAGAACGTGAATATCTTGGTTTGCCCGGAGTGCTGGAACCCAGACCAGCCGCAGTTGTCCCTTGGTCTATACCCAGTCGATGATCCGCAGGCGCTTAGAAACCCGCGTCCTGATTTGAGCTATTTTGAGGTTGGTAACGATGGTGCGACGGGTAGTCGGCAGATACAATGGGGCTGGAACCCGGTTGGGGGATCGAGTTCGTTTGATGCGGCACTAACCCCTAATACATTAGCTCCGGCAGGTGAAGTCGGAACGGTAACGGTCGTAACGACCTAGGAGATTTGAGATGAAGAACGGTATGCGTAAGATTGCAGAGGAAGAGGTCAAGGCTCACGAGAGCCGTATGCACGGCACGAAGAAGATGCGTGCTGGTGGCAAGAGCAACAGCGACATGAAGAAGTACGGTCGGAATATGGCGAAGGTGATGAACCAGCGCAGCCCCGTCCGTAAGTCCTCTGGCCCGAGGTAAGTGCGATGAAAGAACTCAATCCCGGCAAGATTAAGCCGAACACCGACTCGACTGGGCAAAACGGCTATCCCGAGAAGGACGTGAATAAGGGCGTCACTCATATGGATATGAAGGGTGCTGGTGCTGCCACGAAGGGTAAGAAGTTCGTGTCGCAGATTAACTTGCAGTACAACGGCAAGGTTCGCGCAGGCTGGAGCTAATGAATTACAGTCAACTCACAACGTTGATTCAGGATTACTGCGAGAGTACGGAAACGTCTTTCGTAGCAAATATCCCTACGTTTGTGCAGTTGGCTGAAGAGCGGATTTATAACACCGTTCAACTCCCGGCCCTACGTAAGAACGTGACCGGTACGATGACGCAGAATCTTCAGTACTTCCAGTTGCCCTCGGACTGGCTCTCAACGTTCTCCTTGGCAGTGATTGACCCGACTACGACGGACTACGAGTACCTGCTAAACAAGGACGTGAACTTCATCCGTGCGTCATATCCCCCGCCGAACACGTACGGTAAGCCCAAGTACTACGCCATTTTTGACGATAATACGATGCTTCTGGGACCGACTCCGGATTTGGCATATACGGCTGAACTGCACTACTTCTATTATCCACCTTCTATTGTGACGAACTCGACCTCGTGGTTGGGAGACAACTTTGAGACGGTGCTGCTCTATGGTTCGCTTCGTGAGGCGTACACCTACTTGAAGGGTGAGCAGGACATGATGCAGTACTACGAGCAGAAGTATCAGGAAGCTCTGGCTCAGTTGAAGCGCCTTGGCGATGGCTTGGATCGTCAGGATGCGTATCGTTCAGGACAAGCGAGGATTCCGGTTACATGATGGAAGGTAACTTTCAAATTGGTCAGGTCAAGGTATTTACAACGGACAGTCGCGGATTTACTCCGGAAGAACTGGCTGACCGTGCCGTAGATCGCTTGCTTCGTATCAATAACCGTTCGGAACTCAATCGGGTTCTAGCGCAATACTTCAAAGAAGCACAAGACTCCGAGAGGATGAACGTGCGAAAATTGTTGGTTGAAAATGGTTTTTTGGATGCTGCAAAGCTTTTAGGAGATTGAGATGGCAATTAGCCAAGCGATGACGACCAGCTTTAAGGTCGAGATTCTGGACGGCGTTCACAACTTCGGAACCGGCGTGATCCGGGCTTCGACGGCTGCGGATGTCTTCAAGATTGCGCTATATACGTCTTCCGCTACGCTCGGTGCTTCGACTACGGCATATACGACTTCAAACGAGGTCTCTTCGTCGGGCACGAACTATGTAGCCGGTGGTAAGACGCTCACGATATCGCAAGTTCCGACGTTCACGACTACGACGGCGTGGTTGGACTTTGACGACATCACGTGGGACTCGGCTACGATTACGGCGAACGGTGCATTGATCTATAACGAGACGCAGGGTAACAAGGCGGTGGCGGTGTTGGCGTTCGGTGGAGATAAGACCTCGACGGCGGGCAACTTCACCATCCAGTTCCCGGCTGCGGCCTCGACCACTGCAATTCTCCGTATCGCCTAATTTAGGCTAGAGCCGTGGCAGGCGTTATTGTCGCCTTCGACGGTTGGAACGCTTCCGGCGTAGGCTGGGGCGAACAAGGCTGGGGCGAAGGAGTTGGCAACCTTACTGCGACAGGAGCGGTAGGGTCTGTTGTTGTCTCGGCCCACGCGATTGTCCCTGTTACGGGGGTTGAAGGCACAGGTCAGACTGGTACGGTCACGATCGTTGGCGTAGCCAATGTCCCGGTTACAGGCGTTGAGGCCACGGGTCAGACCGGTACGGTCTTTATCGTTACTGATCAGGTTATTGTCGCCACGGGTGTTGAGGCGACAGGTTCGGTCGGTGATGTCACGGTTGCTGCGGATACGATTATCCCGGTCACGGGCGTTGAGGCTTTGGGTGCCGTTGGCACCGTATTCGTTGTCACGGATCAAGTCTTAGCCGTTACCGGGCTTCAGGCGACAGGTGCGGTCGGCACCGTTACGGTCAATGCTGCGGCGCAGGTCATAGTCACAGGCGAGGCCGGGACGGGCGAAGTTGGGGATGTGGCTGTCACTGCGGCGGCTACTGCGGTGGTTACAGGCGTTCAAGCTTCGGGCCAGATTGGTACCGTCTTTGTTGTTACGGATCAGGTTCTTTCCGTTACAGGGGTTGAAGCCACAGGTGCGGTCGGGACGGTCGATGTCCGACTTGAGATCAAGGTTTTTGTCACGGGCGTTGAAGCGACCGGGGCGGTCGGATCGGTTACTACTCAGTCGAATGCAAATGTTATAGTCAACGGAGTCTTTGGAACGGGCGTTATTGGGCCGGTCAATGTCTGGGGTCAGATTAACACCAACCAAAACGCAAATTGGACGGGCATTAACGACGCGCAGAGCGCAAATTGGTCAGGTATTAATACGACGCAAAACCCAAATTGGACACAGATTGCGGCGTGAGGTAAATCAAAATGGCGAGTACATATTCAACTAACCTTGCAATTGAACTGATCGGAACGGGCGACCAAGCCGGTACGTGGGGTAATACCACGAATACCAACCTCGGAACCCTGATCGAGCAGGCCATTTCAGGTTACGTCACCCAAGCCGTATCGACGGGTACGGACACGACCATCACGATCCCGAACGGTGCCACAGGCGTGGCCCGGAATATGTACATTGAACTCACGGGAACGGGCGGAGCCAGCACGAACCTGATCGTGCCTGCCAACAAGAAACTGTATTTCATCTTCAATAACACATCGTCCGGTCAGGTCACAGTCAAGGTCTCGGGCCAGACGGGTGTGTCGGTGCCGAATAAGGCCAAGGTGATTCTGGTTAGCAACGGTACGGATGTGATTGACGCCACGAACTACATTGGTTCAGCGACGATTGGGAATTTGACGGCGACAAGCGGGACCATTACGACTCTCGCCAGCACCTCGGCCATTATTACGACCCTCACCGGAACCAGCATGAACGTCACAACGGCGACTCATGCTTCGGCCAACATCACTCAACTGAATTCAACCTCGGGCACGATCTCGACCCTCGCCAGTACTTCTGCTGCGGTCACTACGATCTCCGGAACGACGCTCACTTACTCTTCCGCCAGCATCACCAACCTCACGGCAACGAGCCTCGTCCTTTCCAACCTGAGTATTGCTTCGGCTAACGTCACCACGCTGACCGCAGGCAGCGCAACGATCACCAATCTAATTGGAAACAGCCTGACCATTTCTTCCGGCACCGCCAACGGCGTGTTGTTCTTGAACGGCAGCAAGGTGGCGACGAGTGGGACGGCGCTGACATTTGATGGAACGCTGTTAAAAGTTGGAAGCCCAACGAATGCGCCAAACACCAATTTAAGCGGAAACCTTTTGCAGGTTAAATCGTCGTCTGGGTTTTCTTACCTTACGATGGGTAATGGCGACGGCGCAAATAACAATACTTACATTGGCTCTGCATCCTCCATCGCAACATTTGGAACGGTCACGGATGCTGGCGTTACAACCGAACTCATGCGCCTCACCTCCACGGGGTTGGGCATCGGGACGAGTTCGCCGCAAGACAAAGTTTCTGTATTGACCGCGCAGGGCTTAAACACCCCGGCAAACCCTGTAATGACGTATGGTGCTAATACAGACTGGGCCGCTGGGTTTGCCAACATTTACGATGCAAGTTATGTAGATCAGTTCATGTTGCTGAACTGCCGCATGACGGGCGGTACCCGAGCAGCGCCAACCTTTAACGCATCTAGTCCTGCAAATGGCGGCATCGTACTGAAGGTTGATGGGCTTGATGGTGGCTTAAATGTGATGACCGTTCCGAATGGCACGGGACAATCTGCAACATCGCGGCTTTATTTAAATCCGAGTGGGAATTTGGGGGTTGGTTCTAGCACTCCCTCAAGCACTGGGCTTGATACCGGATCAACTAGACTTTTTGTAGTTGCCCCAAATAGTGATTTTGGCGCAGCCGGAACATTTGTTTGCGACTCTCTTGGAAGAGGGTTGTTAATAACTAACCAAGCGAAAAACACCACTGCAACTATTGCAATTGGGTCTAGCCTTGTTCAGTTTGGCTCGCAGAGCAATACGCCTTGTGCTTTCCTAACCAACAACACCGAACGCGCCCGCATCGACGCGGCTGGAAATTTCGGTCTGGGCGTAACGCCGAGTGCGTGGGGTAGCATCTTTAACGCGATGCAACTTGGCGATGGTGGATTTATTGCTGGACGCAGCGATGTCTTCACGCAGTTGCAGTTAGGTTGTAATGGATATTACGACGGTAGCAACTTTAAGTTTTTAGGCACCGGACGAGCCGCAAGGTATTACCAAGACGGCGGTGAACATTATTGGGAAACTTCAGCCTCCGGCACCGCAGGCGGGACAATAAGTTTCACGCAGGCGATGACGCTGACGAGCGGGGGGGATTTGCTGGTTGGCAAAACAACCGACACAAATGATGCGGCTGGCGTAACAATAGCAGCATCTGGTTATGGACGTTTTGTTAGAGACAGCAATACTGTTTTAATAGTTAATAGGTTAACTAATGACGGTACGTTGGTTTCTCTTCAGCAAGCAGGTACAGAAGAAGGCACTATCTCCGTAAGCGGTAACACCGTCTCCTACAACGCTTTTGCGGGTTCGCACTGGTCACAACTGCAAGACGGCAGCAAGCCCGACATTTTGCGCGGCACGGTGATGGAGTCAATCAACGAACTCTGCGTGTGGCCGGGTGAAAACAACGAGCGACTGCCAAAGGCGAAGATCAGCGACACCGCTGGCAGCAAGAAGGTCTACGGCGTGTTTATGGCGTGGGACAACGATTGGACGACGACCAACGATATGTACGTCACGGCGGTCGGTGCGTTTATCTGTCGCGTCAATGGTAGCGTCACGGTTCAGGAAGGCGACTTACTAGAATCCAACGGCGACGGCACGGCGCGTGTACAGGCCGACGACATCATTCGCAGCAGCACCATTGGTAAAGTCACCAGCACGGTCAAGACGCATGAATACGACGATGGTTCGTACTGTGTCCCGACTGTGTTGTATTGCGGTTAATAGGAGGCATCGTGGAAGCCAAACTTGAAATGACGCTTGAAGAAGCCGTCGCCATCGTGAATCTGCTGGGTAGCCTACCGACGAGTCAAGGCGGGTTCCCGCTCTGGCAGAAACTGAAGGCGCAGGTGGAGGCGCAGTTGCCGAAGCCGGAAGAAACCAAGCAATAGGGGCAACCCAATGAACACGGCCTTCCTCTTCATCTTTATCGGGCTTCAAGCCGCCGATATTTGGTCCACGTTGACCGCGTTGAAGTTAGGAGGACGCGAGGTGAACCCGGTTCTTGCCAAGGCTTTCAACTACGCCGATCCGCTCGCGGTGATGGTGGTGGTTAAACTGGCCGGGGTCTGGGCGCTGTGGTGGTTGGATAATTACTTTGTTACGGGACTGCTCTGCGCGGTGTACTTGTGGGTCGTGGATCGAAACCTCGGCGTGATTGGGAAACTGAAGAAGCAATGACGGTTGAGACGAAAGACCTACGCCTGATTAAGACCGATTACGGTCACAAGATCAAAGCGGTTGAGGCGCGGTTGGGACGAATAGA